GATATACATTACTTACTTTTTATTTGATTAATCCTTTGGCTCTTAAAATAAGGGCTAATGTAGGGTGTACTTCATCAGTATCTCCTACTTTATAGAAATCACCATCTTTAATGATTTTAATTTCTTCTAAGTCAAAATGACTATTCCCCTTGTATTCTGCTTGTGATTTTACTAATGTTTCTTTTGTGATTGCTTTTTCTTCTGACATGATATTTGTTTTTTATGTTTTTAAATAACCCCCGAACTATTCATGACTATTCCCCTTGTATTCTGCTTGTGATTTTACTAATGTTTCTTTTGTGATAGACTCTGCCATGATATTTGTGTTTTTATGTTTTTAAATAACCCCCAAACTATTCAGGGGTCTTGTTTTTAGATTATACCGATGCAATTGCAGTTTTAACCGCTGCAAAAGTAGATTTAATAAAAGCGATTTTCTCATTCTCATAAATCCAAAGATGGTATCTAGATTCTCCTATAATCGTATACATATTGCTTTCGAAGTCAGATACAATACTTGCAGCCGTCGCATTACCTTGAATGCCTTGTCCGATACGTACAGAAAATGTTTTGTATACATCACGGTGTAATTTCTTCCAATCACCTACGATAAACGTACCTGCTGGTACTGTAAGACCGTCAGCAACTTCAACAATTACAACACCGCTAATTCTTGTGCCGTCAGGTAAAACAAATGCCGGCATTACGTAGTTATTATTAACGTCTTTTGTTGCTCCCATTGCGTATGCATCACTTGAAGGAACTAATACTGCGTTTGGCGTGTATAATCCTTTTGAGGCAATTTTAACAGCGTAAATAGCTGCTCTAATCGCATCGTAATTAGATGGATTTTTAGTTGTTGCAGCTAATGAACCTGCAACAAATCCTGGGGCTAATGCCGCTACTGTTGCGAAAATATCCGTTTGAATAGCTATATCATGCTCGTAAGACAATTCATTACGAATAATAGACATGATATAAGGAATATCATCTAAAGCCTCCTCAGATATTTTAGTACGTCCAGCTACTTTTTTAGCTTGGGAATATCTAAGGACAAAAGAAACTGAAATCAAAGGTTTCAATGCGCCTTCGGCGGTGATCGCCATTGTACCCTCATTAGGTAATTTATCCATGTAGGGAATAGTTGCTTTTGCAGTAGTTCCGTTAGACAAATAATTAATGATATACTCTTGTGTTCTTACGTCAGTCGCAAAGCTTGTTACTTGTTGGTAAACATAACTAACTGGCGTAGCCGTTCCGTTGGTAATTGCGCTAGTCAGTACGTTAACGGGTGCTTTAACAATCATTTCTACTTCAAATGGGCTTTCGCTTCCTGCTGCTTGTTTAGCTGCCTTTACTTTTGGCAAAAATTCCTTCAATGAAACTTCGATGGCGTCCATTAAAGAATTTCCATTTCCGGTCACAAAAGATGGATTTTCTTTTATTACTCTAAGATCTTCTTTTAATTCGTTAAATTGTTCTTTGGTGATCCCAGAGTTCAATTTTAACGCTTCGATTTGCGTCTTAATTTCTGCTTTTTGAGCCACTGATAATTCGCCTTTCAATGCTTCCATAGCTGATTTTATAGCTTCCTTTTGGATAGCTTGCTCATGCGCTCTTTTTTCTGTTGCGTAAGTATCTCTCTCCGCTGCACTCATAGCCTCTAATTGGGCATCTGTTTTGTAAGTAAACATAGTTTGTGTTTTTGTTAATTAATAAATATCTTTCTTTTAGTCGTGTGAAGTGATTCCTCGGCTTCCTTATTAGAAGTGCTTGCAGCGGCTTCGTATATTATTGGTGTTGCTGAATTAGATCCGAACAAACACAAACTCCCTTCTTTTTCAATTGATGCTTCATCTATTGCCCAAAAATAACCTTGTTCTTCAGCATATTCTTTATTGGCTATTAAGTCAATTCTACTATTCCAAAGTTCGTTTTGTTTAGCGTAATCAGTATTTTTGCTTTTTATAGCAACGTTCATTGTAATATATCGCATTCTAACTGAATTTTCAAAAGGTGTTTTTTCTTCAAACAACTCTTTTATCTTTTCTAGTTTTATTTTATCTTTTGCGATTTCATAGATTAAAGCTTGTGTATTGCCTTCGTATGGATAGCCTAATTCTTTCCACGTTAATGTTTTTACAAATGCGTTTACATCTTGTGGAAACGCAATAACGCTATCAATAGATAGTTTATGCTCTAAGACGTAGAAAATCTTTTTTGCCTTATCTTTTAATGATTTGTTCCAAATGTTAGGGAAATGCACATCACCGTGGGAATCCATGAAATTAGTTGTATTAATTACCGGATAAACAAAACCTTCTTTTACAAATGATAAAGACTTATCTGCATCCAATGATTTTATTTCAAAAAGAGTAGTAACAGAATCAGATTCTTTTAATGATGCTTTTTTTAATTCAATTATCTTAGACTGATTTTTAACCAATTCAGCAAACATTGTTTCCTTATCAGTAAACTCTTTATTTAATTCTTTGCAAAATATTTTCATTTCTTTACGTCTTTATCAATTTCTTTTAATCGTTTTTCTAGGATCGCTCTAATTACCGGATTGGACTCCGCTTTGATTTGTTCCTTGATTAGTTCTTTGTGCTGATTCATAATCTAATGTTGTATAATTAGTATCTAGTTCTGCGTTTATATCTTCAATTGGAACTCCTGCCTTCATTAAGTTGAGCAACGTCTCTGATTTAACTTTTTCTGTTTCTGCTCTTTCTTTAGCAAATACCTGCATGAATGGCAAATGTTCCCAATCAATAAATATAGACTTACCTTCTTCAGAATACCCAAAGAAATTAGCATGACTTTCAAAGAATAGATTTCCTTTTGGTTGTAAGCAATACGACACAAATGCTCCTCTTGCTTTTTCTTGGTTTTCGTAGGTGCTAGAGCTCATCACTTCTAATACATCTTTAGGTATACCAAAAGCTGTACCAATTAAAAAGTATTGATTTAAGTTTGTTTCGTCTAGTTTCAATGACGCAATATTCTCTACAAAACGTTTTATGTCAATCATGGATTTAACAGCGTGAACTGTTTTTTTACCGTTTATCTTAGTCTCAATATCTTTCTTCTCATTTTCTGACATTGGTAATTGCGTAACATTATCAGGATCTGCTTGCCCAGCTACTAAGAACTTTCCGGAATATCTAATGTTTATATTTAAAGCGTCCATTGAAGCTTCGCTGTTTGATATTATCTTGTACAATGCGTCAATACGGCTTGCCCCTTTAAACCAATTTCCTGACCCGTTGGTAAGGTCTGGCATATGAATTATATTCCCCCATTTAAAATTATCACCGGTTCCATCAGCATACTTATATTTAATAGACATGCTTTCAATATTCTCTTTTAAAGTATTAGAAAGAACAATTTTATCTTTTAACTTAACCATTTCTAAAGGGAACTCTATTTTATTATTTTCTAATATGTAAAGATTATTGTCATCATCAACAAATTTACTTTCGCAATAATTGTATGTGTTGCCTATCATATTCCAAAACATAACATCCCACAAAAATTGTGATTGATTTTGAAACATATTTGGTTTTTTAATCATGCTTAAAAAAGGGTCATTTTCAACTATCTTACCGTCTTTGTATACATAAACTTGTCCTAAAGAAAATAAATCGCATTGTAATGCAATTACTTTAAGCAATGCAGGATTAGAGAATATTACATTTATCTTCTGAACATCATTTGAATAGTCATTATACTCAGCAGTACCGTTTAACTGACGGTTAATCTGCATCACTAATTCATCTATCCCTAATAATCTTTGGATCCAATTTCCCATTTAAGTATAATGCAAAAAAAGACCACTCACAATTATGCAAGTAGTCTTCTGATTAGTTTTGTCCGTTACCTTTGTTATCATCAACAATAGTATATTTTTTACAAATTTAAACTTTTATTTCAATATTCCTACACTTTTTATTTATAATGTCTGCGCAAGTACCTAATTGGATCTATTAAGTCGTCATTTTCCTTTAAAACCTCATCGTCTACAACCCCCATCCTATCAGCTCGGTACTGATAAGTTTGATGTTCGTGCTCAATGCCTGCAGAACAATCGGTATAAAATATATTTGTAGCCTGTAATAATGATATGCCCGCCATAACCGATCCTTTAGGCTTATCAATACCGTAAGCATATTCCCAACCATGATTACGCAACAAACGAATATTATCCGGAACTGCACTATCGCATACTATAATAGCCTCTTTAGATATTTGTAATCTATTTACGGTGTAAATTATAATCCCGCCATTTTCTTTGTTGTTAATACTTGCTTTATCGTAGTCTGTTAGTTCTGAGATTAATTTGTTTTCTGATTTGTAGTTTAATTCATGGGTATAAAAATTATTAGTATACCTGTCAAATTTACCCTCTACAATCCCAAAACCGTGATTTTTACCCCAGTCAATAGCGAATGTCTTTTGTAAATTGACATCTTTATAA